TATACTCACGATCTACGGTAACAAGATTACCATTGTCGTCGAGGACTTGGGTTTCTGACTTAAAATCGACTCCCAGATCATTGAGCTCGTCTACATGGAACGACTTTTTGGATGTGATCTCGCCATTGAGGCGGCCCATTTTACGCAAAATCCGGGACTTAGCGGCAGCCAGATCTGTTTCGTTCTTGGCCCTGTTTATATCTTCAATGGCACCAGAAACCCGACGAGAGGCATCAGCCCAAGCATTGGCGACTCGGGTGGGGCCATACACATCGGCTCTGCCAAGAGACTGAACCGGTTTGTCGTATCGGATTCCGGGCAATTTCATGGATTAAGACCACCAATTAGCGTTACTACCAGCAGAATAGAAAGAGGACGCAGATCCAGCCAAACTGCCCGCAGCACCCGCAGTTGCTTGAGACTTGGCTTCCTTGCCTTTCTGTTTCTCCAAATCAGCTCGGGAAGCACCGGAACGGCGCATCCAATCGATGTCCTTAAGGTTCTCTTCTTTCAGCCTGTCAAGATACGAAGAAACCGTGCCGGTAAGCTTAGCTCCGCCAGCAGCCGCTCGGGCCTTGGCTAGACCTTCCATCTGAGCATTGGCTGCTTGCTGGCGGCGTATTTCTTCCTCTGTTTCAGCTCTGGCTCTTCTGGCGTTTTCCTCGGCCATTTTCTCGGCTTCTTTGCCAGATTCATATTGCTGGTAAGCGGATGCAGCCCCCAACACCGCACTAACTATAGGAATAACCGGACCGCCCATCAGTAAACCCTCGCATATAGTTCCATATCTTTGCCTTCAATGGTGACCTTCCTCATCACCCCTTCGAATTCAAATCCACACACCTTAGCGAATTTTTTGTTTTCTTCTATTTCGACATCCACAAGGGCTTGGAACCTCCGGATATCAAATTTTTCATGCCAAATGTCGCAAAGGGATCTCCCGACTTTTACTACTGAGACACCAAAACCGCGAACATCATCAGAACAGATAACCCATATTGACGCCACCCCGGGGTACAAAATCGATATGCCACAAATAGCCACCGGGTGCCCATCTTTCAGCATAGTCACAGCTTCATCGGTGGTGTCCGCTATGCTATGATTCCAGTATAACACATCCCGCGCTCGACTGGTAATCAATTCTGTGTCTTCCGGTTCGTAATCCCTGAGTTCTATCATAGTGAATCCGAAGAAGTGTCTGCGTACAGGGCCAGTATGGTTATGGGGAGAGGCAGATCCTGTTCGATAACAATACTGGCTTCATTGTCATAACCCAAATCTCCGGCGTAAATAAGACCGCTAATGGCATACTCAGGTTCGCCCATAGGAGTAGATGGGTTCCTTTCCGGCGGACGTCTTCCGTTGATAAGAGGAAGATATGAGTCCAGCACATCCACGTTCACCCGTATGCGCCGCTTCACGTGAGTGCGGCTGTTACCCATGCTATACTGCTGGGCCAGAGGAAGAGTCTCAAGCTTAGGAACAAACTTCAGCCCAACACAGATCACTTGAGCCGGGTAATCTATAGTGACCTCGCCAGAAGAAACTACCTTGTTTGGATATACGGCCCCATCCCCCAGTATCTGTACTTCTTTCCCTTCTAGATGTGACAGGCCGGTCACAGTAGTTACAGGTGATCCGAAATCCTGCTCTATCCAAGAATCCATCTGCTTGGACTCGTCGAGCATGAGTTCAATATCAATATTTCCAGCATCTCTTACGGTGGCCACAAACAGATAAGAATTGCCTTGGTATTCGACTGAAGCCGCGTCCTTGACCAACCCATCCGTGTCTTGACTATTCCAACCATAAACCCGATTAGAACGGTCATAAGTCAGTGTGACAAAACCTCCGTTCTCAAGGGGAGCAAGAAGCAGGTTATTCGGGTTCTGCGCCCAGGCAACGTCTCTTATACCAGACTCGGTTATGTGGTTACTTATGAAGGTCACATCCTGAGATACCCAAGAGTTCTGGGACCAGTCATATTGGATGGATCGAAGCTTCTTGCCATCCGGAGAAACATACATCACCTGATCACCGATCTGAAGCGAGTCTACCGATTTAGACCCGTAAGTAGATTGGCGGTTGATCTGAATATCCTCGTTCCACATTACGCCATCGTTTGACGTACACACAAATTCCGCAGTGGTGGTTCCGATAACGAGATCTTTAATGCCTTGCATCCAAAGGATCTTGCCCGGATAAGCTATATCCCTGTTGAAAGCAAATTCCGCAGTAGCCCCTGTGGTAAAATCTTCGTAACCATTGGATTTTGAAGCCCAAAACTCGGAGGGTTTGTCGGGCGCTCCGCCCAGCCAAAGACGGCCTTCGGTAAACGTACCGCAAGAAGGCCAGTTGGTGCCGGTCCAGTTCGATGGTTTGCCGGTAAACGCGACTGCAGCTATAGACCAAACACCAGATGAATACGATAGCTTCTGGGGTTGGACCTCGGGGTGCAACAAATAGATGTCGTTGCTTGTGGGGGACACTGCCTCTTTTATGCCGACCAATTGAGGTTCGATATAGGGAGAAGATATCGAAGAATGTGCGGAGGTCAGATCAGATAGATCGTAGAAAATAATACTCGATGAGGTTATAAAAATCAGAAAGCTGGTGTCATCAGTGGCTACGAAGCCCAGAAGTTTGGCGTCAGACCCGGTTACCCGGCCTATGTGCTGCATTCCAGCTCTGGATACAAGAGGTCCACGGGGGTCAGACCGCATGTTTCTTGCGGTCTTTGCTCCGGATTTATACGCCTCTGTGTCATTCCTCCCATACATAAAAGGCGAGATCTCGCCCGCCGCAAAACTATTCTGTATGGGGTATAACTTAGGCATTACCTCACCCTCTTATAATAATTCGCCCTCAGTCGATCTCGTTTACCTTGAGATCCATCTACATACATTGCTATATCGAGTTTCTCTTGATACAGGGAAAACATATCGGCCTGAAGCTGCCTGTTGCCGGTCAGCGGTATCGCCAGTTCAGCAGCAAGGCGAGCAGCCAGAGCCTGAATAAAAGTGGGGTGGAATTTTGAAGGATCTTTTACTCTTTGGATGGCTTTGACGTAGATTATTTTTTCGTCGCAAAGAATCAGATTCCCTTCTCTGCGCCAGTCGATATCACCGGATCCATTGGCGTTGTTCGGATCTCTTTGTACTTCAAGAATCGTCAGGATTTCGGTTGGTATTTTGAAAGCAGTGGAGTAGCCGTAAGCGGGCGAAGCAGCATCCGCAACAGGAATAAACCGGGTGGTGGCGAATGTCCAAGCTGCTTCCGAAAGAACAGCATCCCGGATGGGAGCATAATTGTCCTTACAAAGAATAGCTTCAATAGGGGAGGAACCATCGATATCCGAAATGGATATGATACGGTTCCCGCCAAGCCAGCTTATCGCCTGATTGCAGATACTTACTTCAGAAGCCATTACTTAGCTCCGGATTTCGCCGCAGATTTCTGCTCTTCTTTCGGGAAATACATTTCCACGGATTTCACTTTGACCTTAACGGCCATGGCGATTTCCTGAGCGGTCATGCCTTTTTCGATACAACGCAGAATCTGGTTGCGGTCGATCCGGTTCGGAGAAGCCTTGTAGGTGGCGTCAAAACCTTCTTGCATTTCTTTAGCCATGATTTACTCCAGTGCCATTGCTGCTTCTTGAGCTGGCGTCTAAAAATAGGGGGCCGAAGCCCCCTTGAAGGGTGAGGTGATATTACGCGATAGCGTCTTTGACCTTCATGACCACCAGCTGCTCGTCCTCCACGCGGACTGCGCCCATAGTCATGTGGGCATACAGACGCCATGCGAAGGAAACAGACGGGTCTTCGGCAACGCGAGCCGTGATGTCCTTGTTCACCTGCAGGCCCAGCGCCCGATCAGTCATGAACAGGAGATCTTTAGTGCCAGCACCGCCGCCAGTATCGGCACCATCCAGCAGGCGGGTTGACATCACCCAAGTGAAGCCCATCCAGTTCGGAACGATGCCGGAAGCAGTCAGTTTCTGCAGAGCTTCGCGATGAACAAAGTCAGCGGAGGTCTGCTGAGTGAGATGCATCAGCTTGCGGACCTGAGTCGGGCCGATAACCGCAACCTTCGGCATATCCGGATCGATGTCGTTTTCCATGAACCGCTCCTGAACAGCAGTAACGGTGTCGAAGTCGATCGGGACGGTGTAGTCGCCCACGGACTGGTTGGTGTAGTCGTAGGCCACAGTGGTACCGTCGCCAATGGTGGCGTTTGAAGTCGCAGCCGCGATGATAACGTCATCGATCTTGCGCTTCATGGCCATAGCCAGTTCGCGGGTCAGGTTGCTGTTCGGATCGACCAGCATCTGAACGATGTCTTCCTGCTCAGTAGAATCACCGACATGGTAAGTCTGAGGAATGGAAACGCGGCGTGACCACGGGGTGTCCTGCACCGGAGTGGAAACCAGACGACCAGACTTGGTGGTGGCTTCGATTGTGCCCAGACGTTCCCAGTTGTGCTTTTCGGACTGGACATTCACTTCCTGCACGAAACCACGGAGTTTGGCTTCGG